GAACTTCTTTCCACTTGCGAGCCGGCCCACAAAGCCAGTCACGCCGGTCCTTGTGCTCGATGCACAGCCGATCGCGCTTCTTCTCAGTGTCCTGATACCGCACCCATGCGCAGCCCCTTGCAAGGCGCGTCAGGTCATCGCGGATCAGGATCATCGTGGAGTCGATGTCTTCCTTCTCGAACTGCACCGATGTTGAACGTTCAAGAAGCTCCGATGCTGCCCGAGGAATGGGCTTGCGATTGCGAAACCTGGGAACGACGACAGGAACAGGAGGCCGGGAATAGATCGACGGGCCGAGCACCTGGATGTTCGCCCAGAACAGCTGGAACTCACGATCGCGGGAGATGCCGGCCAGACGGGACAGGTCGGCAAACTTCTTGTCGATGCTGTCGGATTTGTCCTGCCAGTCCTTGAGCGCCTTTTCGGCGTCTTCGATCAGGTTGAGCCACGCCTTCGAGCTTTCGGGCTTGATGGACGGGTCAAAATCTGGCTGTTCGAATTGGGCTTCGGTCATCTAAAGCTTTATCCGTTTCGATGATCGCGCCAAGGGAGGCGGCGGGGCAATGAACTTGCCAGGAGGGGGAACAGGGATGGCCTTGGGCTTTTCTGCAGCCTTGCCGGCGTTCATTCTGTCGATCAGCTGGCCGATCAAGCCAAGCGCATCAACCTGGTCGTCATGGACGCCGACTGGAAAGCTCATCATTTCGCTGATGAGGTCACTGACGAAAGGTGCGTCCTTGTTGATATAGAGGCCCCGAGTAGCGATCAGACCGCGGAATGACTGAGCCCTGACGGCCTTGTCCCCTCTAGTCGGGAAAGCCTCGCGCCCGACATAGGCGCCTCGCTCAAGCTGCCTTCGCAACAGGAAAGGCCCGACACCGGACTTGATCTGGCCTGTCTCTTCGCCCCATCCGATCGGCTTCCACTTGATGACGAGGTCACAGAAGGCATCCACCCAGGCGTCTGAACTGGCTTGTCGTCTCCACATGTCCAGCAGCCAGGGGCGCCCCTCAGGATCAAGTCCAAGGATGGCATGTACCGTGTAGTCGCCGCCGTCAGACGTGACAGCGTAGTCGGACCCGCCATAGACCCGCATATGCTCGCGAGGAGGGACGAAATCGGTTAGATTGATCCACTCGCGCTTGAAATAGTCGCCCGTCTCTGGGCTTGGCTTCTGCTGATATAGAGCTGACCAGTCACGAGGCGGAAGAGCCCGCTTGATCTGCTCCAGAGCTTCGATGTCGTATTGTTGCGGCCAAAGCGCCTCACCAGCATCATTGATGGCCGGTAGGTCGAGAATGGTCCAGTCTTCGTGCCCGTGTTCAGTCTGCAGCCAGCCGGCAAGGTCATCCTCGTGCCAGCGCGTCTGAATGATGACGATGCGGCCGCCAGGCATAAGCCGGGTGTAGGCGGTGGAAGTGTACCAGTCCTTGGTCTTCTTGCGGATTATCTCGGATTCAGCGTCTTCCCGGTTTTTGACAGGGTCATCAATGAGTAGGAGATGAGCGCCTCGGCCGGTTAGCGGCCCACCAACACCAACAGCATAGAAAGCGCCACGCTGGCTAGTGCCGTGCTCATAACCCCCGGCGCCGACGCCATCGATATGAAAGCGTTTCGCCGACTTTGAATCATCTGCAAGCGTGACGCCTGGGAAGATTGCTCCAAATGTTGGATCTTCAATCTGATTCTTGACTTTTCGTCCGAAGTCATCCGCAAGCTCCTGTGCGTATGTGGCCGTCACCACGTAGTGATCCGGGTTCCGCCCGATATACCAGGCCGGGAAGAACTCCGACGCCAGCATGCTCTTGCCGTGCCGCGGTGGCATCGTGATCATGAGGCGCTTGATGTCACCCCGCTCGACTGCCTCCAGATGTCGCGCGATCAGCCTGTGGTGCGCTGCGTCTCGATACCCGGGCCATTGATAGGCTGCATAGGAGATCAGCCGCGAGAATGCGAAGTCCTCAGCTGTCGGCGCGGGTAGCGGCTGCAACGGCTGCGTCTCGCTGTTCTTTGGCTACGAACTCGATCGGGCCACCATTCGGGCCAGAGTGGGCGGTAGCGCTAAGCTTGGGATGAATGTACGGCGCTGCATCCCGTGCAGCGTCTTGCGCGGCCTGCCTTAAGCCCACCGTCTTCTTGACTTGGGCAAGGAGGAACTTGAACTGGTCCTCCGGGGAGGCATCAGTGGGCACCTGCTCGGAAAACTCTTCTGCTGTCAGTCCTTCGAGCACGGACTCGGCATCAAGGGCCACCTGTTGGAAATGCCGCATGTTGTCTAGCATAACATCGAGAGGCGTCATGCCGGTTGCCAGTGCCCGCTCGGCGACCTCCCTCGTCTTCTGGGTGAGCGCTCCAGCGGGCCGGCCAGCGCCCTCTCGTTTACCGCCACGGGCCATATTGATTTCCTATGATTATTTTCAGATCCGCCCCAAGAGCAGCAGCACGACGAGGATGATCACCAGTAGGCCGACGCCTCCCGATGGCCCGTATCCCCAATTAGCTGAGTGGCCCAGCTTGGGAGAGCGCCGACCAAAATCAGAATGAGGATAATCAATAGGATAGTGCCGATCATGTCGCACTCCTTGAAATTTTGTTCCACGCTTACCGATACAGGCCCGCGATTTTTGATACTTGCTGGAATGGAATTCTACTTCTGCGCCTTATCCAGGCAGTCCAGATAGCGGCCGAGGGCGTAATATAGATCGCGGACGGCTTCGGTGGAGCGCAACTGCATATGAACGCGCTCGACATCGTGGCCAACCCGCATTTCAATACGCAACCAGTCATCATGGCGATGGGCGGTTATGTCTATGCGGTCGAAGTCACCGCAGATTGACTTTTCCCATTCGATCATTGTCTTTCTCCGCCCTGTGAAGCGTTAGCTCCTGGCGTTGGAAGCTGTGTTGCACCAATGGCCTGGCATCATCCAAGGCGCGATCGGCGGGCAGCCGGTGGTGTCACGATATGGCGGTTGAATGGAGAAATTCGGTATGCCGCCCCAGCCCTTCGGTGGCTTGATGTGCACCTTGCCTATCTTGCAGTGGCGCGTTTTGATGTTGGTAATTTCTACAATCCGCTGGGCAATAGCGGGGTCACGCTCGATGATGTACATGATCTCCGCCTTTCGGCCGCGCGTTGCGCCGGTTCCTACTGAGGCCTTACCGGCCGGCCACCTGCTTTTCTTTCACGTCGTTGCAGGCTTAACCGCCACAAGGGCTCGACGTTGATAGCGCTGATCAGGCGCCCTTTCCCACTCGGTGGGATATCTACCGCTTATGCGGCTTTGTTTGGCTCGGGAAGGTGCGGCGCTACTCGCACGTTCAGCCAGAACAGTAGTTTTCCTCTGGCAGGTGGGCCCTCTGCTGCTGGTTCCTACCTCCAGCGGGCTTCCCGATTGGCTTTGGAATGGGGCGAACCCGGTATTCACATCGAAGTAGCCTGCTTAACCTAACCGGATTTAGCGGAAACAGGCGTGAGCTGCACATTCCAAACTCGAATTGGCTTTGGTGACCTTCAAACGCAAATCACCAATCTTACAGCGAATAATGCTGGATAATGCCAAGTTTGCCAACCATTTTCTCTACTAACATGCCACTTTCTTAGGGTTATTCACGGCTATCCATGCGTCGGTGACGGCTTCCTCGAAACGTTTGCGCGCCGTTTCGTCACTTCGGCCGATATATTTGGCGATCAGACCGAAGGAAACGTCGAAGGATCTCCACCAAAGAACCTGCCATGCCTTCTTGTCGAGGTGCCTCACCCAGGAGAGCGCAGTGAGGCAATCCGATACATCCGAGGGCGTCGGATTGAACCGCGGCGCGATGTCGTTATCTGGATCGTAGGCGTCCATGTATTCCCGCACATAGTCCGGCGACGATGACTTGACGACGAAGAACCGCTTTTCGCGATCCGGCAAAGCGCGTAGCGTCTTCATGGCCCTGATAAGCCGCTCTTGCACATCGGTCCTAGATACCCGCGATGATGTCGTGATGACCGGCGCAGGCTTCCGGGGAGGCTGTGGCGCAAGCCTGTGTTTCGCTGTTACCTGCCGCAAGTCTTCGGGCAGGAGAGCCTTGCCTGGCTTGATCCTATCCGAACGCCGCTTCCTGATTTTCTTGGTTGCCGCCGCCATGGTGTTCCTCGCTGTTATGCTGGTACGATGCCGCCGAGCTGGCCGAGCACTATGAGGCTGTCCCTCATGCTCTTGACGCGCGCTTCAGCTTCCCCGAATGAATAGGCCCACACAGTGACGCCGCCCCATGTCTTGCCGTCGAACTGGTAGGAGAGCCGGAATTCGTACATCGTGCGCCCGAAGTCATCTTTCCGAATATGCTCCGGGTCGATGTCTCGTTCGTTCTTGATCTTGGTGAAATCGATAGGCTCGCTCATGCTACTCTCCTTCCTTGGGCTGTAAGGCGCGTGGTCATGCTGCGGCCCTCATTATCGAGGCTCTTGGTGCATGAGCCCGCATGTAGTGGTGATCGCAATAAATGCCTGTCGCCTCTTCAGCACAGAAGCGATGTGGGCTGCTCACCGTGACCGGCCATTTGCATTCGCATGCTCCAAGCTCATGAAGAGGCTTTGCGAACGGCAGGCGCCCCGCGTCGAAAACCGCGCCTATGACTGCTGGGACCACTGGTTCTTCAACCATATCCGGCGGCGTATCGGTTTTGACAACAAGCGGCTTTGACCGGCGGAACAGCCCAGTGTTCCGATTAGGCCGCGTCGGTACGCGCCCCTTATTCACTCCCGGCATCTTCGTCTTGAACAAATCAGGTCGGCGGTGAGCCAAACCGATAATAGAGTTGCGCGTTACGTTGAAGGAGAGTGCCACTTCCGTGGCCGACTTATCCTCGTTCCAAAGCCTTGCGGCTTCCACAATACGGTCTGGGGTCCATTTGCTTGAGACACCACTCATTCCGCTGCCCTCTTCATCTCGATTTCTGAAATGTCCATATCGATCTTTCGACGGAACGCTTGTTGCTCGGCGGAGACCTCTGGAGCGTCGTTCAAGGCCTGAATCTTGGCCCAATATCCTGCCTTGTCGGGCGAGATCGGTTCGTGGATCGGTACGCCTTGCGCCTGCGCCTTGCGGGCGGCGTTGTCGTTCCTGAATTGCTGGAGAAGCGACCGGATACGGGCCTTCCCAGCTTCGTCCACCTTCGGAGCTTCCGGCGGCGTCAGGCTTTCGAGTTTGAGCTTTGCCCTCGCGAGATCGTCAGCGAGTGAGCGTGTCTCGGCCCGGGCCATAGCCGCGAGTTCGGGAGGCGTCGGGATAAACGCCTTGTTCAGGAACTCGTATTCGCCGCGGATCAGCTTCGAGATTGCCTTCTTCAGGCCGGCGGCCGAGACATTGGTGATGGCGTAGGCGTAGACTGCCGGCGCCTTCTCCGGGTCCATTGACGACGGCAAGGACAGCCCTGCCGCCAGAAGCGAGCGCATTGCGTCTGCCACCTGATCTTCGGTCGCAGACTTCAGACGCTCAGAGAGAACGGAAATCTCGCCCCTCAAGGTCGATAATGTTGCTGGCAGGTTCGTCATCTGGCTTAATTCCCAATTGTCGATCGAATGCGTTCATCGCCGCCTTGTGGCGCTGCTGGTGGGCCGTAAGCTTGGGAGGGGGCTGCGCCCTCGTTGACGGCTCCCACTTGCCGGCGGCGATACGGCGATCGAACGCGGCCTGGATTGCCGGGACGAAATACGACCACGACCGAGCAGGACGGGCCATCCTCGCTACCGTCGCTCGGATTGCCGGGAGAACGTCAAGCTCGAGATCAGCGCCGGCCGTGATCAGCGAGAGGATCGGGCCGACGACGATGGCGCCGTGGGGGTGGATCATCTCTCCGGCTGCTTCGAGGATTTTGCTTTCGAAGTCGCCCGCGCCAATCAGCTCAGCGGGGGGTAAGGGGGGAGAGTTAATTTCTTTAGGGGGTGCAGGGGGATTTTCTTTATCAGAGAGGGGGGATGGGGGGGTGTAACGGTCATGTAACGTTACAGAAACGTTACTGTTATGGCTCTCGCGGTGTTTGCGAACGCGCTCTCTCTGCCCCGCTTTCCGCCCTTCGTCAGCAGACTGGATGTCGGCAAGGATGTCCAGAACGCCGGCCATCTGGTCTGGGTCCAATCGCAGCGCCGATAGCTTGCGGAGTGTGTCAGAACTGATGCTCATTAGCGCCACACCTCCACATCGATGCCATAAAGCGCCTTGATGTGCTTTTGGGTGCGCGCGAACTCGCGGGAGACAACCCCCTTCACGTCTACCACGCGCAACCGGCCATCCTGGTCATGGTCAATGAAGGCGAAGTCGGCCTTATAGGTGCCGATGATTTGACCGTTCACGATCAGATTGAATTTTCTCTGGCGCTCGAAACTTGATATGCTGCCCTCGCGCTCAAGAAGCTTGAGATCAGAATAGACCTCGGCCTCTCGCTTGCTGTCGAAGCTGATGCCGTCCACGACAGTCCGCTTGGCGCCGTACTTGTTGCCGCGCTTTTTCTTTGTCGTCTCTGCCTGATACTGCTGGCGGGACATGTGCTCGCTCATCGGTCCCACTCCGCTCTGGAGACGCGGCGATCGATGTTCTGGTAATACTGGCGGTGATAATCCCTATCGCGTATGCGGGTACGCTCTGCCGTTCTCAGCCGGGTGATGGAGTTGTAGACATGCGCTTCCGGGAGGCCAAGCAGGTTGCCTATTTCCAAGGTATCGTATCCCAGCCGGAAAAGCTGAAGCGGATCGCGCGGTAGCTCTACGCAGGTGACTGTCTTCTCTGTCGTGGATATGAGCCTGGTCATCCGCATGCGCCTCGTTGATATGAAGGGGTAGAGGGGGTTCAGCAGCGCGCCACAGGCGTTCCAGGAAGCGTTAGCCCTGGTTTGAGGTGGGCGTTGGGGCCGTGAAGTTCGTTGAGCTTCGTCTGCTGCCCTTCTGGGTACGAAGGGTCGATGTCGTGAACGAACACCATATTCAGATGGCGCTTGATCAGATCCGTTTGCTTTTCGTTGAGGGAGACTGGCTCCCCTACTTCAAAGAGCCCTTGGAGCCAGTAGCAAAATTCAACTGCTTTCATCGGTTCAGTCCTTGTCCTTGACGATCCCAGCGCCGGCCATCAGCCGCTCAAGCGGGGAAAGATGCGGTTTCTTGTTCGGTGATGTCCTCGGCACGTAGCCGTATCTCTTGAGGTATTCCGTCGAGGCTTTGGACCACGCCTTCTTGCCCCAGCTCGTGCATGCGAACCTGTGTGGCTTGGCTGCGGAGATAGCCCGCTTCCGCTCCTTGAGGTTGGCATCGGCCGGCATGTCGCGATCGACGCTGGCTATGATATGGGATGCTTCTTCCTGCCAGGTCATCACTCACGCCTCTTCCCGGTTAGCTCTGCCCACTTGAGGCACAGCCATTCCTTTGCCCGCCGCAGCAGGCTTTTCGTCAGTCGTTTCATTGAGCACCATCCCTAGACGCTCGGCTTTGTACCGATCGGCTGCTTCCTCGTTTGCTGCGCATGCCTTGTCATAGGCGATCATCAACGCCCGATAGACAGAGCCGGCGACATCCTTCATCTCTGCCGTCTTGTATTGAAGGCGGAACAGGTAGCTTTCCGGAACGCCAGTGTTTCTGGCCAGCCGGTATCGGGCCGATTTTTCTTTATCGCCACGGCCGCGATGCTCTTTGTTCATCAGAGCGTCGGCCCAGCTTTTTGCTTCAATTAACGCCAAACTTGTCATCTTATCCTCGGAAGCGTTCTTTCCGGATCCGGAAAACCATTTTCCTAACATCGGTCAATTCCTGTGCGATTGATGATCCGCCAAAGACGGAGCACACACATGCACAAGAGCCATATTGCTGATGGGACTGCCCACTCTCTGCCAGGATCGCTGACAGTCCCATCTGGTCCGCCGCTCGGGCCAACCGTCGTACTCTTTCCATTCAACCGGTCTGCCGCCGCCTATCCGGTTGATGATGCGACGGAACTTGATGAGGACGTTTTCCACATCGGTTCCGTCGCGGTTAAACTCGTCGGCAATTTCAAGCTGCCGCGCATTCACTGCGAATTGGTGGCGACCGACCCGGCTTGGGAGGAGTAAGCGTGCCGGTCGCCTTGGTGAGCTCTGACCGCGCGGGAGGAGGATCCGCGCAGTCCCCCTCTGCCAATTATGGCGCCCCAGAGAATTCCCTCAGGTTGCGTCTCGAGCCGATGTCGTAGACTGTTGAGTATTTCATCCCCAAAGACTGGCTGATTGTCGTCGGCGACTCCCCGCTATCGAAACGGTCACGTATCTCAGCCACTACATGACGAGGCGTGGCCTTGATGGGCGGAGGCACATTCCGACCTTTGATCAACATGTCAGAGTTGTTGTCGGCAGCCGTGCCAAGGAAAAGATGATCTGGGTTCCAGCAGTTTCTCACGTCACACTTGTGGCAAACCAACAATCCAGTCGGGATGGCGCCATGGAAGCGCTCATAAGAAAGGCGATGGATCCTCATGACCTTGGTATTGACCCGAACAAACGCATACCCTTTCCGCTTCGGATTTGGGTTGGCCAGCCAACATCCTTTGATGGGGCAGACCTCTTTCCTATCGAAGGCAGATGCGAACCAGCTGTCCATCAGCCTCTGGCCTCCGAAAAGCACTCACGCTCGATTGCCCGGATGGCGTTCCATTCGCAGAGGTATTCCATCTGCTCGTCGTCTTCGGACCGGCGTTCTGCCGTAGTCTTCGGAGAGGCTGACCGGCACAGCGCCATCGTGAGGGCACCGATCACGAGAACCATTCCTACAGCGCATGCGAGAATAATGTTCATGGTGTTACTCTCCGTTGGTGAAGTGGTTGGGGGCTTTGGAAAGCATGGCGCGATAGACGGCGACGGCTTCCATTCCGTAATCCCAATCGGGACCGGTAGCGTTCATGAGGTCTTCATCGCACTGCTCAAGGACATCGAACCCTGCGTCGATCATCTCTCTCGGAAGCTGACTGTCAGAGACGAACCGATTGAGATCGTCTTTCGGAACGATGACCGCATCCATGGCTTGGAGATATGTGGCGATGGCCCTTGCGACCACGCGCCGGTCGGCCTCGTTCGGGGTGAAGCCATCCGCATGGCAGGCAGCTTCTAGCGCCTTCTCGTGTCTCTCGTTAGTCATGGTTCAGCTCTCCTCTGATGGAAGCTGCGATGTCTCGGCAGACCACCTTCATTGCGACGATCTGCTTGTTCAGAGGGTCGCGGCGCTTATCAGGGCCATCGCGAAGCTTCAGTTTGTCGGCCTCGTCGTCGGCGATCTTGGCGCAGCGCTGGCGTTCGGCAAGGATGACCCTGGCGATAGCCTCGTGACCATCGACATCGCTCCATCCATAGTAAACGATAGGGAGATCGTCATAGCATGCAGCCGCTGCAGCCAGGATATAGGATGGATACTCGCTCTTCCCCTCAGGCATCGTTTGTATTCCTGTGTTCTTGGTGGGGTTCGGAAGGGGTGCGCCGGTTCCAAACTTCAGCTGCCTCAGCTTCTGTTTCAGCGTCTACGCACATGATGTTGACGCCGCACAGACAGCATCCAACGTGAATAGGGAGTACCCATTGGCCGCCACCGCCGCGCTCGTCAGGCTCGATGTAAATTTCTCTCCAGCCACAAAACGGGCATGGCAAAAGCTGCTCGGTCATGGCTTTACCTCCGGCGCTGGGGGTTGTCTTAGCCAAGGGCCCAATGAACGACGCCAACCTTGGATGGCCTCTTCTTTGGTGGCTGATGTAGGGCCTTGGGCTAAGCAGGACTCGCAGACGCAATACCAACCGACGCGCGGCCTCTTCTCTGGTCGGATGCCTGGGTATGTGCAGAACGGGCATCGGAGGAGATCGCTCATTGGTCCTTCTCCACCTGCTTTGCTTTGGAAGGGGGTTCGGGAAGCATGGGCATCCAATGAGTGCAATACCGCAGACGTTGCTCGCGAACCTTCGGCATCTCCTGGTAAACAACCACCGTGTCCACGTAGTAGGCCCAGCTGGTTGGGGCATACATCGCGACCAAGAACTTGCCGCTATGGGGCGCCGTGCTGATATCCTGCCACTCGCTCATTTCGCTTGCTCGTCTTTCTTGGCCTGCGCGGGGCGGGATGGGAGCGGCATCCAGTGGGTGAAAGTTCCTTTGGACTCGTACGGAGTAAGGGCGAAATGGCCTGCTCCTGTCTTCTCGTTGATATCGTCCCGGTAAATGTCGAACGGTTCGTCAGGCCAAATGAAGTCTTCGAATTCATCGTGCCACCTAACGATAGCAAAGCGGTCGCACGTACCAATTTTCGCCGGCCCTCTGTATGCGAGGAACCATGTCCCGTCTTTCGGAGCGCTTTCGATTGTCTGCAGTTCGCTCATTCGTCCACCTGTTTGGTCTTGGCCTGCGCGTACCTGCTCGGGCCTTTTGGGTTATGACGGTCTCTGCCTTCTATGGAGCGTTGGGAGAGGAGGTCTTCGGGCTCGACGATGGTCATTCCCATTCCCTGGCGCGCTGGAGCTGCTGAACATGGCTTTGGAAATCGGCTTCAGCGCCGCGTTGGTAGTCGTGGTTTTCCACAGCGTGTTTCTCGCCGTCTTCGAAGCCGGTCCGGTAGGCTTGCTCGATCAGATCCGGGAGCATCTCCCAGACCTCGACGATGTTGTCGCGACCTTGCGGAGACATGGCGGCAAACCCTCGCGCCTCGTCCAGCAGAGCGAGCGCTCTTTCCATTTTGTCCAGATGGTCGCTCACAGCGATATCCCTTCCTTGCGCAGCTTAATGGTGGTCTCTTCTTGCTTACGTTTGATTTCCTCGGCGCTGGACGGCGGATCTGGAAGATGCATCCAATGGGTAGCGGGCCAATAATGATCGTTGAATTTCCCAAACCCACGGAATCCATCGTCCCACTGATCAACGGTCATGTAGCCGAGGAACTTCCCAAAATTCTCAGCCACTCGGAAGCATCCGACAAGAACCCTGGTGCCGTCCTTGGGAGCGCTAGAAATATCCTTCCAATAGCTCATAGTTCGGCTGCCTCTGATTGCTTTGCTTTGGAGACAACCTCTTGAAGTTGTTCCGAAATGCGCGGCGCTATAGGCCGCATCCCCTCTTGCCACATACCGATTTCGCGAGGATATTTGCGACGGAGGCTTTTGAAGAATTCATTGATTTCAACTGGCCATTTCTTCCGCTCGGCACTTCGGAGAGCCGCCTTCAAGTCTGGTCTCTCAAGCCGGTTGTAATCGGCGAGTCCGCCTCTGCTTTCGATGTGAGCGAAGATTTCCTGGCACGGGTTAAACCACTCGCCACGGTGTTTTCTGTCTGCAAATTGCTTGTGAAGGATCGTCTCGTCTTCCCTGCCACCCTCATGGGCACCGATAAGGTTCAGGATGTGTGGCGACGTATGCTGAAGCTGGCGTATCCGCCAGACCACGCTTCCAGTCGTGAAGCCGATCTTGATCGGTCCGTCATGGCCGCACTGCAGGAAATAGATCATTGTGCAGCCTCGGCTTGCTTCGATTTCGACGTCTTAACGGTCTTTCCGAAAACATCCGGCCGAAGGTCCTCTTTCGAGATCCCGGTCAGAGTTTCGATCTCAGCCAGACGCTTGATTGGGACGGGGGGCTCGCCCTTCTCCCATCGCAATATCGTGGTGCGATCGACCTTGAAAAGTTCGGCGACCCTGTCGAGGGTCATACCGTTGTTCTTTCTGAAGTTGGGGAAAGCCGTTTGCTTGCTCATAACCTATCAGTGGCAGAAAATGCCACTTCTGTAAAGTGCCTTAGTCGCATTTTGTGCAGGCGAGCGAAAATAATTGCGATGGTAAAATTTGCCACTATGACCAAGCCAACGAAAATACATCAGAACAAGCAGCCGATCCGGCGTCACTTCATTGCGGAGTGGCTTGAGGCTAAGGATATGACGCCTGTTGAGCTTCTGGAGGCGTTGAACGATCCAGACCGGTCGAGCGAATATCAGTTCATCGACAAGAGCCAGGTATACCGCTGGCTAAAAGGTCAGCTCCCGCAGCCGGCCATGCAGGAGCGTATCGCCGCCGCACTTGGCTTTGAAGATGACCCCGGAGCGCTGCTCCGGCCGCCGGAAATGGACTGGATTTCGGATTTCTTTAAAGAGAGGTCTCTGGACGAGCTTCAGAAGATCCGCACGGTACTGGAAACTGCATTCCCACGCGTGAAGCGCGACGGATCTGGCATTCTTGAGCGCGTTGATGCTCTCTCGAAGAAGCATCAGCAAGTTGCCAGAGAGATTGCTGAAACAAGCGCCGCGAGGTCAGGCAAGAATCGCAGAAAGGGCATTCAAGGCAACTGACAACAGTCTTGAATGCCTGGATTTCCTCGAAAGTCATCTGTTCTATGTGTTCGTCTATGCGACTTCGCTGTGCACATCCCATCGTTTCCTCCGCCTTTTGATCTAAACCTTAGGATCGGCGCGCGATTTAGCAAGTAGTAAAATACCAATCGCAAGAAATTGAACGAGATGGTTCAAAACTCAAAGTTGAGTGTTAAAGCTGCTTTTAACCCATATACCTGTTATATCTAGAGTTATCTTAGTTAGTGTCTGGCAACGATTAGGCTTCAGGAATACGGGCGCAAAAAGCCCTAGGGACCGGAGTTAACCAGCCCTAGGCGCTTTGCATGCTGGCACTCGATTGAGTATCCGAGGTTCCCGTCATGCAGAGACGTTCGCCACCATATGACGGGGCGTACCTTCACGTCTCATACCAGGTTTCTATCGGCTTCGGATCGCCTCATGCGCAGGGTGCCTGGTCCCTTAGTGCTTGCGCCTGCCCTTTCACCTGATTGCCGGTGAACCGCTCGCCGTGCCTCGTCTAGCACTCACCCTGATACGACGACTACCAACGGCCCCGGATCGTATCAAGTGGCTTGGCAACGAGCGAATGTAATGCTATAACATCGCTACTGGTATCGGTCGCCAAACCTTATTTCACCAGTCGGACCCCGAAGCACTCAAATGCTTGCGGGGTTTTTCCTTTCTACATCATTGATTCCGGGACGCCAATAAGAAAGTTGCATTTTCTGCGACTTTTTTCTCTTCGGCCCTTGCAAGCGGTGGCATTTTCTGCAACTATCTCCTCAACACCACAGCGAGGCAAGACCTTCGCAAACGAGGAGAAGACGATGACCGAATTGAGATCAACCGTTCTACAGCGCGGGCCTGCTCGGTTCGACATGGCAAGCCAAAAGTTGCCTTACGAGCTTCACGAGACGGACGCCGAAATCAGCCGTGGGCTCGTGTCGCGCCTTTATCGGTACGCAGTGAGGGAACTTAACGGAAGCGGCTTTGATGTCAGCGGTTGGGACTGTGAGGTCTACACGACGGACGGGAACCTTCGTCCATCAGACAGAGATTACACTGTCGAGTTCGTGAACTCAAAGGGTGGGAAAATCGGGGTCTGCGGCATCCTGACAACCAATGGCCACCCCTGCGTCGATCACGGCATTTTTGCAGAACGCGCCTGAAACCCCCACCGGTCTGCAAGACCAGATCGATAAACGGAACTGGAGATGAAGATGGCAGTCAAGGTCAAACCGCTTGAATGGGATGGTGACGAATATGTGGGTTGGACCGCTTACGGCGTCGGCCTTGGCTACTCCATCGACGATGAAAGTTCCGATGAAGAGCTTTTCATCCTTACGAAACATGACGGGTCGTCCGAGCTGAAGTCGTCTCACGCCAGTTTAGACGCGGCGCAGGAATTCGCGCAGGCAGATTTCGATAAGCGCGTTCTCGAAGTCATCTCTCAAGACTGACCCACCCCCTCCCTCGTAAGGAACGACACGATGTCAGACAGCAAGCTTACCCCGCAGCAGAAGGTAAAATTCCTCATCCTGTCGCGCGCGGCTGATTTCGCAGAAAAGCCGGCTCCTGAATATGGAGAACTTACCGGGCTTCAGATCGACGCCGATTTTGAGTCCCTAAGCAATGAAGACGAATGCCAGGACGCTCAGAACGAAGTCCGGAACGGCGATGTCGAAACCGGTCTGAAGTGTGACTGGAGCCGGCATTATGAATCCAAGGCAGTTGCCGCGAAACTCCCCGATGGATCTTGGGTTGGCTGGACCTACTGGTATGGTGGCGGGAAACACGGCGAGCCTGAATCCATCGAGTGGATCGACTATGCCTACAACCTGACCTGCACCGAAGAAGAGAAGGTCGTCCTCGTCCGCACCTTCGAGATGGCAGGTGCGTGATGGACTATCAATTCGACCAAATCCACCTGATGGGTGAAGGCCTGTATGCCTCCGGAACCGCAACGCTCGAAAGCGCTGGTGACGGATACCCGGGCGAATTCTACGTCACGTCGATCACCTTTGACAAGGGGCCGACCCTGACCCGCGAGAACATGCTCAAGGGTACATTCAACCGAATGCTGTTCGAGCGCATCGCCTCCGAGATCGAGGCCAGCGATGATGCTTCCCGCGCCTTTGCCGAGGAAGAACAGGGCATGCGCGAAGGTCGGGCAGATTTCCGCAAGCCGGCGTTCATGCGCTCGTCCGTCTACCCCGCCACCCACGAGCGACGCTTGCTCGCCTACATCGACACCCTTCCCCGTGGTGCCTCTCTTGCTGAGGGAGAAGTGCGATGAAAAACCCGAACCCGGTCAATCTCCAGACCAGCGAGGAAGTCCGCAAGGCTGGCTGGCAAGCTGAGACGCGCGACGCTGACGGTCATCTGTGCCGCACCCACGTCCCGTTCGACACGGACGAGGAAGTCCTGTGGTTCGTGCGGGAAGCACTTGAGTTCGGCGAGACTATCACGATTTGGCCGCGTCCCGCCACCTCCCCCACCCTTCCGGTAGGAGGAAGGGATGAGTGATCAGAGAAACGACCACGATCGTCTTTGCCAGGGTCGGGAATACACCTGCACCTGTGGCTATGACGCAGAGCGTGACGCTACCCTTGCTGCATACGATGCGGCGCTCGTTAAGATTAACGATATCCGAAACAGCATTATCGGGTTCCAGACCATGAACTGGTCGGAACACATTTACCCGCTAGTTGCGGCGCTTGAGGAAGCGGGCATTAAGGGCGCAGGCTACCCCGCTGCCCGCACGAATGTCGGGACCATGCTTGACCGCACATTGGCCGCTGAGAACGCCATCGCCGCCAAGGATACTGAACTCGAAGCCGCTCACGCGGAGAGCAACCGACTGCGCGGCCTGATCGAAGAAGCCGTTCGCTGCCTCGACGGCGAACCGGAATATCACGATCAGGGTATGGGATGCGGTCTTGAAGACCGCGGCATCACCGACCGATACGACGCCATGCATCACGGCTGGGAACAGGCCATGGAGCGCGTCTATGGCGAGAACATCGCATGGGCAAAGGATGCTCTCGCGTCCGCTCTCAATCAGGGAGCTTCAGATGCGTGACACCCTCACCCACCAGATAGCCCTCGTCGGAACGTTCGCTCTCGTAGGCGCCCTTATCTGCTTCGGAGCTTCCTATGGGGCTGCTGAAAGCAAGAGGCTGGCCCTCGTACATCAGGAGGACAGTGTCCATGTCGCGCGCCGCTGAATTCCGCAATCACGAATACCGGGCTCGCCTCGATGCTGTCGAGTATCGACGGGAAGCGAAGGTATCCCGTCCAGAGCGCCGCGTGATGCTGATGACGTGGGCTGCGAACCGAGACGCGGACTCCGCCTTCTACGCGTCCCAGGCCCGATATTACGAAACCCATCAGCCACTCGAATTCAAGGAAGCTGCAGAATGAACACCGACATGAATACGGTCTCCGCGCTCAACCTGATGGGCCACAACAATCCTCCGGAGCCTACCCCCTTCGAGCTTTCGAAGCAAGCAATCCAGGATCTGTACGACGAGGCCAAGCTCTGGCTGGACGGCGAACCCGTCACCACCCAGCATCAGGCCGACGCCCTCAACACCCTGAAGGACCGCATCAAGAAGGCGACAAAGGCTGCGGAGGAAAACCGCAAGCTCGACATCAAGCCGTATCAGGAAGAAGTGGACGCCATTCAGGCTGCCTATAACGAGCTTATCGGCAAGAACAAGAGCGTCACCGGCATCGCCATCAAGGCAGAGGAAGCCGTCAACGCCGCGCTGCGCCCGTATCTGGTCGAACTGGATCGGAAGCAACAGGAAGCCGCCCGTCTCGCCCGTGAGGAAGCTGATCGGAAGCGGGAGGAAGCCCTTGCCGCCATCCGCCAGCGCGACGACGCCAACCTTGCCGAGCGCGAGCAAGCTGAATTGCTGGTCAAGCAGGCCAAGGAAGCCGACGAGGCCGCTCGCAAGGCTGAAGGCGCCAAGGCTCACGCCAAGGGCGAAGGACGCGCCACCGGCCTCCGTACCGTCTACCGCGCCGTCATGACCGACGCCAAGGAAGCCGCGGCATGGGTATGGGTGACGCGCCGCGACGAACTGATGGTCTTCATTCAGGACCAAGCCGACAAGGCCGTTCGAGCCGGAAATCGCAAAATCCAGGGTTTCGATATAATTGAGGAGAAAGTGCTGTGATCGGTTTTTCAGACGACCAGAAGAAGCTTTTGGCCGACAAGCTCGAAAGCAAGCACGTCAAGCCGCCGTCGCAATATGGGCCGAAGGGCGACTATCTCGAAGGCTGGCACGTCATTGCCGAAGCAAACCGGATCTTCGGATTCGACGGCTGGTCCTACGAGGTAACCGAGACCACGTGCGTTGCACAGGCAGAGCGGAAGATCGGTCGCGACAAGAAGGACGGGTGGGGCGTGACCTACACGTCGAAGGTCCGCATTCTCGTTGCTGGCGTCATGCGTGAGGATTTCGGCGCAGGCCATGGCTATGACCTTGATCTTGGCCTCGCACATGAGAGCGCCATCAAGGAAGCCGTCACCGACGCTCTGAAGCGCGCGCTGCGCACCTTCGGTAATCCGTTTGGCCTCGCCCTTTACGACAAGACCCGCGAGAATGTCGAGGTTTCCGTTCCTGAGACAAAGGCACAGGAAAAGCAGACGAGCAAGGCAGGATCGCGCGACACCTACGCTGCCTTGGAAAAGGACATGCGCCTCTGCAAGACCGTCGCTGACCTCGCCAGATGGTGGAAGGACGCCGAATGCGTCTCCTTGCGGAAGTCCATGCCGGCCGACTGGCAGAAAACGCTCCACGACGAATTCTCGAAGCTCGGATTTGAGCTGAAGCGTCAAGAGGACGGCAAGCAGCGTAGCGTCGTGGACGACATCCAAGACACCTTTCCAGGATCAATCGTAGTCAACGAGCGTGTCATGAGCACCCTCGAAGCAGGAGAATAGCCATGAAATCGATAGTCATCGCCGGGAATGTCACCAAGGACGCCGTGCAGCGCAGAACCCAAGCGGGAGAGCCCGTGGCCGGCTTCTCCGTCGCTGTGAACGATCATCGCGACAAGGACAAGACGCTGTTCTTCGATTGCTCTTTGTGGGGCAAACGAGGAGATGCGCTCGCGCCATACCTGAAGAAGGGCGCCAAGGTCTGCGTTGCCGGCGAGTTCGGGACGAGGGAACACGAGGGCCGGACCTATCTGACGCTCAATGCAACTGAGGTTTCCCTGATGGGAGGCAACGAGCGCCAGCAGCAGTCGCGTCAGCCCGACGACGGAGACAGCTACGGCAACCGCGATGCTGACCTGGACTCGATCCCTTTTTGATGGAGTCTGACATGGCCAAGTCCGAAGCACCACAGATTTACTGCCAGCGCCGCGGAAGTTCTTTAATCCCGGAGATGGCCGCCGACAAGGATTTGATCGAGCGTCTCGCCATCGGCCAGCGTATCAAGATCACTGTCACTGAAGGGCGGTCGCCGGCCAAATTGAGACTGTATTGGGCGTATCTCGGCCGTGTCGTCAAAGCCTGCCACTGCGCACCTTCGGCTGAAGCCCTGCATGATGTCGTCAAGCTCCATACCGGGTTTGTGACGCCTGTCATGGTCAAGGGCTTCACCGTCGCCGTCCCTAAGTCCATCAGCTTCTCCAGCATGCCCGAGAGCGAGTTTGACGACTTCCTCGCTACCTCCGAGCGCTGGATCATCGAAACCTACGGCATCAGCATCAAGGATGCCTTCGAGGAGCAGGCAGCATGAACATCGTTTTCTCAAGCTGGGGCTGGCCCCAGTACGTCTACATGGCCTTGGCGCTGCTTACCCTCCTTGGCTACTTTACCGCCCACGGGAAAGCCAGACCTCCGTACAACGGCTATGTCGGGCTCTGCAATTTCCTCATCACGTTCATTCTCCTCACGGCTGGAGGGTTTTACGCATGAACAAGATCCGCGTAGGAGCCTATGAGCGCTCCAAGCCAGAGAGGAAGCCAGATCCATTGCTTCCGATGATCGAGGCCCGCAAGGCCGTCCTGTTCGGCAGATACAAGCCGGTACCGAAGCGGGAGCAAAGCCGTCTCCGCCGCACTCTGTTCTGGCTTGGCCGGATATGGGGGAAGTGATGGGCGCCCGTGTAGAGTTCAGCAAGAAGGTTCGCGCCGAGGCGTTTCTGCGATGCGGTGGCAAGTGCGAAAAGTGCGAAGCCCACCTCAAGACCGGCGAAGGCGAGTACGACCACATCATCCCCTACCACTTTACGCAGGATTCGACGATCGGCAATTGCCAGGTCCTCTGCGTTCCGTGCCATCGCGGCGTCGGGGCCAAGACGGCTGACGACCAGCGAGACATTTCAAAGACGAAACGGATCTGGCTCAAGCATAACGGCTTGTGGCCTCAGTCCAAAGCGAAAATCAAGAGCGCGGGATTCCGCAAGTCGAGGGATGCATGAAAAAGATCGACCAGGAAATCTACGAATACGGGGAGGTCGAGCGCGATGCGGCCCGAACAGCCGAGTTCGCTACTCACGGCGGGATTTTCTACCGCTTCTTCAAATGGATCGAGCGCCAATGCCGGCAAGAGCGGGAAGCGCTGATCGAAGAACGAGACGCCGAAAGGAAGCAGCCATGACCGCTACACCAGACCAGGTCATAGCGCAGCTCACCGAGCTCCGGCACGATTTCGAGAAGATCGCCAGAATCATCAACGATAATCTCTGGCATCAGCAGGAGAAAATCCTGGACGCAAAGGCTATTGCCATTCAGGCCGGCGAGAAGATGCGCGAGACAATTACCGCATGTGCTGCAGCCGAAGCCGAAAGAGATGCGCTGCTGAAAGCGTCGGAAGAAGTAATCGACCGATGGGACACACCGGCCTGGAAGGATGTTGAGCCTACCGCTGCGGTCATCAACCGTTTGCGAGCCCGTCTCCGCGCCCGCACTCTCTCAGGAGACAAATCATGAGCAATACGCCGATCACCGAGGAAATGGTCGAAGCTGGTGCCAAGGCCGCTTGGGATGTCCGCGAAAAGCGTGAGGGAGGAACCCTGACGTGGGAAAGCGTTCTGGAGCACCGTAATGTATGCGAGTTTACCTATTTGACTGCCTGCGACATTCGGGACCAGGCTAGGGCCGCAATCACCGCCGCCCTCCAGTCAGCGGCAGACACACCAGCGCCTGCAGTTGCTTTCCACTGCGATATTTGCGGCCGCCCAACACCTTGCGACACGATCGTCAGTAACGAAGACTGGGCTCGTGTAAGCCCGACGAACGATGAAGGCGGGATGCTCTGTGCGGCTTGCATGGTGGATCGCCTGGGATACGTCGCAGCGAAGATTGTTGACGCTCACGTCGAGGCAGACACACCCCCATCACCCTATGCACACGGGAGCAGCCCGCAACGCCGAGACAATTACGAAAAAGCGCTTTCCGGCATCATCGACGAGTACGAGCAGCGCCGGGATGTTCTGGTTTCAGATCCCGAGGCTAAGGCTCGCTTTCTGATCCTGCGCTCTTTCGAACTCGTCACCGCTCCCCTTCCCCCTTCCAAGGTAAGGGAGGAGTAGATGAGCGATATCGTTGAACGGCTCCGTCGCGCGCACAAGCATGACGGCCTTAGCCTGCCTGCTGAGGCAGCGGACACCATCGAATCCCTCCGCGCAGAACTTGCCAAGGCGAGGAACGCTGCGCTTGAGGAAGCGGCGAAGGTGGCGGATCAAAATATTGCGCTCGGGAGGGTGATGCCCAACCTGATTCAGGAAATTCCAGGCGCTATCCGCGCCCTTCGAGAGGAGGAGTAGATGACAGCTCCGGCTCTCCCGACGATCGGCGATGACGAACCTATCCCGCTGGCGGAGGCCGCCCGCCTTTTCTTCCATGGCCGCTTGACGAAGTCCTCGCTTCGAACTGAAGCTAGAAAGGGCAACCTGGAAATCATCCAGATCGCCAACAAGGACTTTGTCACCCGAAGCGGGGTAAACAGGATGATTGAGAAATGCCGCAAAAACGCCGACCGGCAAGGCTCTGGCTTAGACCAGACACAAGAACATGGGTCATCAAGGATGGCCCCGAGCGCATCAGCACAGAATGCTCTGAGGATCAAATTGGAGCAGCGCAAGCGAAACTCGCAGAATACATCGCCGAGCAATACCGGCCACAGCGCGGAAGTCGTTCGTCTGAAGTGACGATCGGCGATGTTCTGATGGTGTATCTTGAGGAGAAGGCTCCGAAGACGGCGCGCCCTAAGGAGACCGAATCCATGATCGGGCGCCTGAACGACTTCTTCGGCGACCTGACGATATCGGCGATCCGCGGGAAGCTGTGCCGGGAGTATGCCGACGACCGCGGCAATGAGGGGGGAGCCAGGCGAGACCTGGAGGTGTTGCGCGCGGCGGTGAATTATTATCACGGCGAACACACGCTGGACATGGTTCCGAAGATCACCCTGCCGGCGAAGGGTTCGCCTCGCCAGAAGTGGCTGACGCGCCAGGAAGTCGCTCGGCTGGTAAGGGCCTCTAGGAACGGCTTCAGGAGCCAGCATCTCGTAAGGCTGATCATGATCGGCCTCTATACCGGAACGCGCCTCAAGGCTGTCCTGAACCTGCAGTGGATACCGAACACCAATGGCGGCCATATCGATCTAGAGCGTGGGGTCATCTATCGACGGGCCGAAGGCGAGCGGGTGGCGCACAACAAGCGCCGGACGCCGGTCAAGATCCCGCCACGCCTTCTCCGCTTCCTGAAATACTGGAAGGCGGCCGATACGGCAGTTGACGAGGCAGGCAAGGAAATCTCCCTACGCTATGTCGTGAGCTTCGGTGGAAAGGCTATCGATAGCCCTCACAAGGCGTTCCGCACCATCAGGGCGGCCGCTGGGCTTGGGGACGACGTTACCCCGCACGTCCTTCGGCACACACGCGCAACATGGCTGGCGCAAGCCGGCGTTGATGCTCACGAAGCCGCCGCTTCTCTCGGCCTGACGGTCGACGAATTCGAGCGGACCTATGCTCATGCCAGCCCGGATTTCCAGCAGGCAGCAGCAAACGCATTCTGAAACGGTCCGCAATCGGTCCGCAATAGCATTTTGGGATTTGTTTAGGGCTCGGGAATATGGTAAAATCCTGCAATAATATCAGGATATTACGGCTGGTCGGAGTGGAGTGATTCGAACACTCGACCCCCACGTCCCGAACGGAGGATGCTGCGATAAAACCCAGCATTTCCGGGGCAGGCGGTTTCTGTTTGTTCCCGCCTGTTCTACTCTTGTCCAACGAAACGGTACGGAACCGGTCCGGGAGAAAGCATGTTAGACCTGAATAATGTTTTCGGCATCGAGCGTGTCAATGGGGTTTGGGTAATAAAAAACTTCACTCCGTCGCGGAATGCGCACACCTACGACAGTGTCGCCGGCAAGACGGGTACTCTATATATTCTCGAATGCGGAGAATTCTGCAAAATCGGGATGACAACGGATTTCGACAGGCGGTTCAAGAACATCGAAGCGGGGATGCCTTTCGACGTGAAAAGGGTTGCGACCCGCAGCGTTCCTCTAGCCGGCCTAGCATATGCGGAGGCCTGGATGCATAAACAGTTCTGGCACGTCAGGGCCAAGAACGAGTGGTTTAGGGTAACCCCCGCAGAGGCCAGAACTGCTTTCCCCAAAGCAGTTCGGATCGCCGAGATATACGCCAGGCAGTGCCGAGAATGGTTCCAAGCCGAAGAGGCGCGCGCTAGAACGCCTGAGGGCATTGAAAGTGCTCGTAAAGAATTCGTCAGAATTTATGGCGTGGATCCCGATGTAGCGAGAGAGCAAAAGCTTGGCCCTTGGGCTGAAGCTGCATAGCCCCTCTTCGGAGGGCCACCACTAGGAGAAGAGAATGAGCGAAATTGCAAAGCAGCTACGCGAGGTCGCCAGCGTAGAGACGGGGGTTCTCTATTCGCGGCGGGAACTTCTGAAAGCGGCGGCTGATAGGATAGAGGAGCTTGAGGCGCTTTTGAAGCCAAGTGAGATCACGCTTGATGGCTGGGAATATAAAACCGTTGAAACCGGCCGGAAGAGCGGCACGACACATGAGGATGTTTGGCCGGAAGGCGACGGATGGGAGATCGACATCACGTCAGGGCGCGTAGATACGCCAAGTGCCGGATGGGATCGCTTCGACTGCCACGAGGAGCTATACTTCCGTCGCAGATTTCCGGCCAAGCTACAGGAAGGGAATACGGAATGAGTGAGATGAGCAAGGTCGAGGAAGTCGCGCGGGCGATGTGCATCGACGCCGGGGAAGACCCAGACACTCCAACGCCCCATAATAAGCATGTCGATTTCCTTTGGCAGCATTATAGGCGATCGGCCAAAGCCGCTATCGAGGCTCTGAAGAAGCCAACGCCTGCGATGCAGCTAGCCGTTTCAGCGCAATGGGGTCATCGGACATGGTCGCAGTATGTTGAGGTCATCGACGCGGCTCTAAAGGAGTAGACGATGAGGAAGATAGCGAAATTCATTTGTCGTGCCGTCGGCCACAAGTTTGCATGGACGGCGGTGATCGACCGAGATGGATTCATATGCGCGCGCTGCGCCTGTCGCGTTCGGTCTATGACAGGTCGTGATGCAAAGCTGGATAAGGCGAAGCCATGAACTCCCGCCGCCTCCACCTTTCCTTCTACGCCACTGTGGTAATCCTCGTGGCGGCTCCGCTTGCCTATTGGGCCGGCTGGTTCTGAGCGAGGCGCTGACGTTCTACACGGTCAAGACGCTCCCGCATATCCATGATTACATCACGCGCGCCGTAGATCGCACCCTGAGCCTGCTTCAGCTCGTCTAGCTGGCGCTGATGGTCAACCATCCTCTGGTCGTAGGCGGTCCAGACCCGATCAAGCTCCTTGCGTGGAACCTGCTCTTCCCGAAGCTCCTTGATCATGGATTCGCTTCTCAGGCGGTCTTCTGCCCCGCGACCGGTTCGCCACTCCATTTCCTTCTGCGTCACCATCTTGTCGACAACGTTAGCCAGGCCTGTTGCAGTCGTCGAGCTGAGTGTCTGGGCGTCCTGCCGGATCTGGGAGATATTATCCTTGATGGGCTGCAGCGCAAGGAAGCCAAGGCCGCCGAGGATGGTGATCGTTACCGAGCTGAAGCCGATGATGATCGGCCACTGCGTCTTTCCGTTCGCCCGGAAGTCGTTCGCCAGCGCCGAGATGTTGGCGTTGACGTTCTGGAACCCGGTGTTCATATTGGAGCGTAAATCCACGATGTCTTTGCCCTGGTTCTCGACGCGCTCGCTGAGACGGGCGTATTGAGCCAGGGGATCGAATCCGTTTCCGCTGGGAGCCATATCCGTAATCCCGTTGGTGGTTACACTGGTATTCGCCGCCATTCATTCTGCTTCCCATGCCTGCAATTAGTAATTGAGTAAGCATAGCTGATGTAAACGTATATTCAGCCATTGCGATCCTCGACGATCGTATTTGGTTAGACCCGGGTTCCGCCTGGTATCGGAAGCCGGGTCGCTTGCTATTTCCAGCAAGATTGCTTGCGGCCGAAAAGGTTATGGCTCGCGACCTGGTTCGCAAACTGGCGGTCGTCCATCGTGATCTTGACCGCCGTTTCCAGCGTCGGCGTCAGGCGTTGCCAACCGTCGCAGACATTCGCGGTGTTCTTCGCTGTCTGGCACGAAGAAAGCAGCGCACATAGCAGTGGCATCAGAAGAAGAAACTTCGGCATCGATGGTGGTCCTATCTCTGAGAACTTCAACGGATTTGACGAGGGAGGCTGTAGCGGCCATCTGCTTTCCTTCTGACTGGCCGTACCATTTGACGGGGTAGAAGGAGAGCGCGGCGCCGAGCGCCACGGCGGCCGGGAGCTTGATGAAGTCGGGGATGAGCGCGAGGATCATGATGCGCCCTCAAGGCAGATGCGCTGCTCTTCCGCGCGGCGATTGACGAGGCCCTTGACCACGCGGCCGCCGGCCCGGTTCCATGCCGGGATGCTGTTGCAGGCACCCTTGATGTCCCCTGCATTCGCCTTGCGCGCGACGGTGGAGCCGCAGAAGGCGCGAGTGCCGATGTTGTAGGAGAGCGATAGGAAGGCGACGTACGGCTTGTCGGGGATCGCGTCAGGCTGCGTCAGGCAAGCCCGCATGCCCTGCTCGAACTCGACGAGCGCGTCACCCAACATGGCCTTGCATTCGTCCATGCTGTAACGGTCGCCCATCTTGACGCCGCGGGTCTCTCCGAAGCACACAGTGGGGATTCCGACGATATCCTTATAGGCAACCGTCTTGACACCCTCCCATGCCGCCACGAGGGCGACTGCCGCCGCTGCTACCGTGCTGCCCTTCTTTAGTCTGGTCTTCGTGGTCGGCTTCATTGGAAACTCCGGTTTGGACGATGATGCGGGCAACGAAAGCCGCCGCGGTGGTGAGGCCGGAAAGCGCTGCGAAGACGCCTTGCGGCCAGTCGAGGCGGTCGGCGATGTCTGGGAGAGAAAAGATGACTTCGAGGCCGGACAGGATGCCGGCAACGATCATGAGGCGGATACTCCACGCACGGCGAAGCACCCGCCTCCAGTCAGAGACGAGCTTCATTTAAGACCTCGATGTGAAGAGAGTTAGAGCGCTGCCATGAGGGCGGCGATGGCCAGATCTGCCCGCTGAAGGGCGCCGGCTGCGTTCAGGTGGGTGTTGTCAGATCGACCGGACGGGCCGATCAGTTCCACGTTCTCACCCGCAAAAACCGTCGTGCCATTCACCACGCTTGCCTGAGCCGCGAGGATTCCGGGGCTGGTGTTGCCGTAGTAATAGGCCTCCCGAGCCACAAGGAACGGGGTTCCCGGGATAGCTCGGTTGAACTCGGCAATGATCTTACTCAGGGCGGCAGCATAGGCAGCCTGAGACGTGCCGGCAGAGGTGTCGCTCTCTCCCTGCCCCCACATGATGGCGGTGCAAGGCAAACCGGCATCGCGGATGCGGAGACCAACTGTATTGATGCGCCGGAAGAGATAGGGCGAAAGATTGGGATCAGACCACTGCCCGACCCGCGTATTCCCCACGGCCATAGGAACAATAATCACCCGGTCATAATGACCATCGGTGATCAGCTTGTCAGCCATGGGTAGAAGCCACGTTCCACCCGTACCGTTGATGCCGAGCAATGGATCTTTCGCCTTGTAGAGCTTGCCGTCATAGATGTTCAATTGGTCGATGTTCGAATTCACCGGGACGTAATGCGTCAGAATGCTGTTGACGCTCAAGGACTGGCCGATAAAGACGATGACCGCCGTTCTATCGTTGATCTCGCCGCGCTCGACTTCGACCCGGTCGGTCAAATTCAGATATGGTTCCGTCTGCGCGATGACGCCCGCCGAGGGATAGATGTAATAGGCGTCGGGACTGAGAAAGCTGTTCTTCGCCAGGCCGTAGCCGCCAAAGATACACGCGGCCATCAGAGCACCACCGATCCAATAAGGCCGGTTTGATACCCGTGCGGCTGCCCACCATCTCCGTACCACGTCTGAGATCCCCCGTTGCCCCGTTCCAGCCACCGCAATTCATGGTAGCCGAGACCAACGTATCCAGCATATCTCGCCCATGCTGGCAATACCGGAAACGCGTTTGGAGCGGCCGCCGGGTTTTTTACATGTGAACTATCGGCGGTTGAAGTGTCCAAGCCGATCCCGACGAACCCAGAGACGACCGAACTTGAGCCGCCGATCATGTATGCGGACGCCGTGACATCGACCATGCGCCCCGAGACGCCGCAGAAGATTTCTATCTGGTTGAGGGGATTGCCGCCGGCCTGCCGCCATGCAGCCAGACCATAGGACCAGCCATTGACGCTCTCCAGCCTGCGGACAGGAAGCAGGATCGCATCCTTGAGGCTCCAGACAAGGCGAGACTGTGCCGTGCTGCGCGTCTGTCCGTCCGCATGCGCACGAAATCCGCCGACCAGTTCGAGATCACCGGCTGCATAAACGTCGAAAGCATCGGCATTGACGATCGTGTCACCGCTTGCGACCACCGCAAGGCTTCGTAGAATGTTGGTCGTCCAGGCTGGTCCCATCACGAGAGCCCCGGTGGAGTTCTTGAAAACGTCGTAGCATTTTCCGGTTAGGGCGCCAGTCAGGTCAAGCGTCTCGGCGCCGTAGTAAAGGATGGAGGTGGTGATATCGGTTTCGGGAAACTGGTCAGTGGATACGGAAAGTCGCATTGTCGCTCCTGGGCGTTGAAATTATGGGATTATCGGTTATTGGGGCCATGCCTCCAGAACCAACCGCCATGAGGCGGCGGTGATCTGGGTGTTGCCGAACGTCGTTTTGGCAAAGATGGGGTAAACGGCCGGGAAGGTGACCCAGACGTTCGTGGCGTCCGCTCCCAGAACCGCACCACCGGTGGTGTTCCAGAAGGTCGATAGAGCGACTTCATCGCCTACAGCGTAGCCGGCGTTCGTGATCAAGCAGACGAGCTTGGCGTTTACTCTGGCCGGGACCGCACCAAGGCCATGGGCAACGGTCATATTGCTGCTCATGGTGATTGCGAGCTGTGGGCTTCGGAATGGGACCGTGCTCGAGACCGGCTTGGATGGAGCGCTGTTGACCCCGGCCGTTCTCACCAGGCTGCCGAGCAGCCGCTTCCTGTCGTAGTTCGTCGGCATCGTCGGAGCGGTGGACGACAGCGAGAACAGCACGTCCGTCACCAAGGTATCCGAGCGCTGGATGAGCCAGATGTAATATGTGTTGTTGCCGACCGCACCGGTATCAAGGCCGCCCGCATTGGTGCCGACAACCCATGTGGCATCGATCTGCTTGGTGATCGCACTCGTGAGCTGCATCAGGTAATACGGGCTGACATCCGAAGCGGCTGCACCAACGGCTATGTCAACGTCATTGGTCGGGTCGGTTACGTTGGTGGTGAGCACGAGGCCGGTGGAATAGCCTTGGATCTGGGGGCCGGACAGAGAATCCGCGTATACGTTCGCCTGGAACGTCGTGGCGCTAGTCTTGAAGATTTCTGCCTTCTGCCCCTGCTGCAGAACCAAAGTGAGCGCGCCATTAATGGTGTTGGTGCTGTTGGGATCGATCGTCACCGCCCCGCCATCGGCCCAGACGTCAATGCGCCAGTTTGTGCGCAGGTTTGCAGTTACGTCGATCGCAAGGGTGGCCGCCGCGGTAAACCGCATCGAAGCGTTATAGTCGGCGTCGAGTGCCGTGTAGTTGGCAGCTTTCGTCACGTACGTGGGGAGAGTACCGGTGATTGACGACGAAACCGCGTCCAGCTGCGTCTTGTTGACAGCATCCGTTCCCGAGCTACCCGCAAGCAGACCAACGGCCTTGAAACCGTTCATGTTCAGGTTGCCGGTCATTGGGGCGCGACCATCCCGCACGAGAACCTGGCTCAGACCTTGGGCCGCGAGGTCTTCCAGAGGGGGGTTGTGCTGTGTCGGCTGGATGGTCTGGCCTGTGACGGCTAGGTACCCGGGGGTTAATGAAAATACACCATTGGAATCGAACGGGCACATTTGGAAGCTCCAATGCAAAAAGCCCCGCGGATTGCGAGGCGAATGGAAGTCGGGTATTGTGGAGGTGGCGGCCTTTTGGAGACCTGATGAATAGACCTGTTACTTTCGCAATGGTCTGCGCTTATGCAGGCGTTGCCGCCCCGTTCATTCTTCCGAAATACGCTGACCAGATCTGGGATTGGCGGGATTATTCCGCTATCGCAGCGCTAATCATTCTCATGTCGTGGCTGCTTTCACCGAGCCGGAGTGCCGGCCTCATAAGCCCCGATGGACACGAGAATTCGCGCGATCTCATCTCGTTTCGCCTGGGAAAGACGCTGAAGCGCGTTTGGTGCCGCCTGCGTGGCAGACTTTGACCCGCCCGCACGGATGATATCCACCAGCTGATCGACGTTCGTTCTCGTCAGCTTGTCGGATACAGCCTTGGCGCCCATGCCTCCGATCGACAGTGCCCCGATAGCCGGATTGACCATCGCACCACCGACGCCCAGGGCGGCCATGAGGCCGTTTCCAGACGGGGATAGCTTGCCGGCGACGCGCAAGGCGTTCTGGCCAGTGGTGCCGCGGACGACCTTGGAAAGGGCTTCCCGCTCATCCGCCGACAGGCCCCGAGGTTTCTCAAGGATGCGCCGAAGGTTCTGCCGAGTGGCATTGTCCGCATTCCCGCCGGAGCCCGTGGAGGCTGCTCGAAGGTCTGCCTTTGCTACCGCGTCTTCTACCTTGTTGATCTTGAAGGCTCTGGAAGCGAGTTCCCGGGCTTCTTTCAGGGATTCTGCGGCGACGGTACCATTCCCCATGAGGATGTCGCCGGTTCCGGCGTTGTCCACCATGTTGTCGATCGTCTCGACGATGCGGGAAACAGCGGCATTATTGGCCTTGTTGCCCGGAATGAAGCCATTGCTGGCAATCTTTCGAATGGTGTCGAGCCCGGTCAGGGTGACATTCTGGCCCTGCAGGTCTGTAAGCCGCTTCACTGCTACGGCCGCCCCAGGCATCAATGCGGGGTCATAGCCGATATCCGTGAGGCTTTTGACGACGTCGGTATTGATCTTCGAAACCGCCTGCGGGGTATAGGCCACACCGGCAGCATCCGCCCGCTTGTAGGCAGCATCCTTCAAGGCATTGATGTCGTCGAGCGTCGGGATGTTCGGTTTCTTGTTGAAAGCCCCAGCGATTTTGCCAACGCCGGCCGCGAGCGCTTCGCCGGCCACGTTACCTACCGCGCCGCCCGCTGCACCATATGCAGCCCCCTCGCTGAGGTCCTGGTCATTACCTGCTGCGGTCAGCGCTCCGTATCCCGCGCCCTCAGCCGCCATCAGGCCAGTTCTCGCAGCCAGTCCCGTTGCGCCCGTCATAGCTCCCGTACCAAGCCGGCCGGCCAGCGTTACGCCATTTCGAGCGAGGCCCACGGGTGTAGCCACGGCGCCGACTATCTCAGCCGCCGTCCCCGCGGACCCAGCCCGCTCCCGAGCCTGCCCAGACAACTGCCGTTCGGCCTCAGTGCCGGTATCGTTCATGTAGCCTGCGAGCTTGTCGGCATAACCGAATGTTGCGCCGTTCGCCACAAGACGAGCCACGTCGTCGGCAGCCTGTCCGAGTTGCTGATACCAGGGGGCGGATTGCTCGGGAGCCGGAGACGGAGCAGCAGGAGGAGCGAACCGCTTCTGCAGTGCACCCTTGATCGTCGCCTGAGGCGTATCGTCCGGGAACTCTGCAATCGTGCCGTCAGGCAATTCGACTTCAATCATTCGAGTTCACCTGTCTGAGGATTGTATTTCAGGCGCTTTTTCTCCGGGGGGGCTGCCGCCGGAGGGGTAGCGAACGCCGCCCCTTGGCCGGAGCTGATCTTGAGGCCCTGAATGGTGGTCTCCCGGTTACGACGCTTCTGCTCGATGACTTCCGGGCCGTCCCCAGGTTGCGGGAAATACTGCTGGTCAGCGTTGGAAAACTCTTCGGGAGAGATGACGGCCCCGGATTCACGGCGAAGCACGGAGTTGATGAAGTTTCGGCGCGCCTGCTCGTATTTCTGAGCGTCTTCGGATTTTGCGAAGTTGCCAACGAACGGAACGCTGCCAACTGTCTTGTTCCAGATGCTCGTCCCCTGGGATTCCAGATTATTGAGGATCTGGTGAGACTCCACTCCTCGACCATAGAAACCAGAGTTTCGCCCTTCGGACTCCGTGAGCTTCGGCATGTTCCCGATGCTTCCTTCCGTCAGCGATACCGTGCCGTCCGGGTTGGTCGTTAGCTGCATGCCGGAGCGGGCCTTGACACCGCCGATCCGCTCATACTGGCCGCTCTTCGGGTTCCATGTCGCCTTATAGGGCTGCCCGGTGGCTTCATCGAATATTTCGACAACGGCGGGGGCTTTCCCTTGCCCGGTTGCCTCGTTCTGAGCCTGCTGCACCTTCAGCTGATAGAGAGGGTCACTCCTCTGCTGCTGCTGTTCATACTCCTGACGTGCCAACCACGACTGCTGGTCCTGCATAGCCTTGGCCTTGGCCTGCTCCTGCTGCATAATGATCTGGGCAACGGCCTTTGTGCCCGGAGAGGCGCGCGGGTCGGTCAGTGCCTTGATGATCGCCGGATTGAGGGCGGGGTTTGCCTGTGACGGCTGGGCGGTCAATGCCTGCGCAACCTGCTGCTGAGGCGCTACAGCCACGGCCGGCGGGGACGATACGGCGACAGGAGGCGGGAGGGCTGGGGCGTCGGGCTGCATCGACTGCGGAGCCACGGCAGCGATAGCCTCAGGCACGCCACCTTGGGCGCTGACCATCGGGTCCACATAACCTGAAGCAGGCGCCACGGCTTCAATAGCGGCCTGTGGCGTTGCTGCTGCGGTCTGCGCCGGGAAGAGAGCCAGAGCCTTCGCCCTGTGTGCGCCCATCTGCTGATTGACCTTGTCGGCAACCGTGCCGGGAGCGCCGCCATTGTTGGCGTCCGATCGGTCGTACCTGCCCACACCGCCGGCATTGATGGCGGAATAGATGTCGAGCAGGCCCATTCCGGGCTTGACGCCGGTATCGCGCAGATACTTGGCAACAGCCCCCTCCGGGCCGAGCTGAGACCCTACCGGGTTGTTCCAGTCCACGCCGTATTTCTGAGCCTGGGGCTCGCCAAACTGGATGAGCCCTTTATGCTGCCCCCATTGCGTGGTCGGGCCGCCTTTGGTCGGATCGAAGGTGCCGCCCGTCTCGTAGGAAATGGCGGTCGCCAGATCAACGGGATCGATGCCAAGCGCCGAGGCCGTGTCTGCGATCCCGGCTTTGATGGACGGGTCCACACTGAAGTCTGTTGCGGGACTGGTCGCAGCGAGTTCCTGGCTGACGCCTGTCGTCGTCGGCAGCGCAGCGCTCGCCTGAGGCGAAGACGCAGGGGCGCCACCGAGCAGGCTTGCGATGATCTCGGAGTTGTAGGCAGAGTTCTCGTTCTCAGCCGCATCGGCGCGACGGTCATCGACGGCACCCATGACGCCCTGCGCCACTCGCGCAAGTCCCTGCGACCAATGCCCGACCGGAGAGAAATCGCCGCCTTTGGCAACAAGAGCCGCGGCAATCTTGCGTTCCATATCGATCTGGTCCTGAGTCCGCTTGCGGCCACCGCCGCCCCAGGTGAAGGCCTGTTCGACTGCCATTATGCGGCCTCCGTCGCGATGCGATAATTCACCATCTTGAACCCGTTTGGCTGCTGGAAGACGGCTTCAGGAGCCATTTTCTCGACCTCGTCGGCCATCAGGCCTATTTCGGTGACGTCCGATCCGTTCAGCCTGTAGGCATAGACCGGCAGGCCGTTGTCGAGGGTCCCTACCCGTTTGATATCGGTCTTGAGACGACGGTCGGAGTATTTGATGCCCGCCGTGAGGCCGGTTCCAAGAAGCCCGAACAGCCCGCCCATGGCAGACTGCGATTGAGCAAGTTTGGACTGGTACTGCTGGTTCACGAGTCCCGTGTAATCCACCCCCGCAACGCTGGTCTGAGGCGTGTTGGTGAACTGCGGCATGGTAGTGGGCGCACCACGAAGCAGCGTGTTGATCTCATCGAGAGGCTGGGCGCGCTCGTAAGACGCCTCCTGGAATGCCTGCTGGCGTCCCGTGAGAGCAAGATTGTTATAGGCGTCGTTCTTGGTCTGGCCGAACTTCTCCATCTGCTGGTCGAAGGCAGCCGTTCCTGGGCGAAGGCCGGAGGCGATCAATTGGGTGCGGAGGGATTCCTGTTCCTGGGCGAACCGAGGATCGAGCCGCTTTGCCCCGAGGTCATAGATCTTTGATTCCGTCTCGGCGTTCACGTCAAACGGCTTGGCAAGATAGTCCTTGAGGAAGTTGGTGCGCTCGTTTGCGATCGTGCCGAGGTTGAGGCTGGCCGCGTCCGTCTGGTCCTTGATCGCCTTCTGGGCGGCGGAAAGCTCGGTGGTCGCGGTATAGGTCGGGGTTTCGACCCACCTTCCCTGGCTGTCCTTGAACCCTGACTTGCCGGTCTGGTTATAGGTCAGCGACCCATCGGGGCCAACCTGGTTGACCATATTAAGCTGTTGGGTCGTAATCGCCGTATCGCGGTTCATGCCGCTTTGGGCCTGCGCAGTCGCAACGGGATCCGGCGGTTTTGGGGTCGAGACGATGGTAGCCTCCTATGGTAGGAATTTGTATTCTTCGCGGACTATCCCGACGATGAAAGCATCCCGGCCTTTGCCAAAATGGTTGCGGAGAAGCCCTTCGACCTCCCCGCCTAGACGTTCTGCGAACCTGACAACCTCTGCATGCTCGGTCAGGGCGGTCATCCGCTCGCAGCCGAGCTGGCCAAAGACATAGCGCCCGACTTCCCTGCAGAATGAGCGAGTCCAGCCATGGCCGGCGATGCTGACATGCACGTCGGCGCCCTCGAAGACATTAAACAAGGCGCCTCCGACGATCTCACCGTCCTTCTCGATGCCCATGCAGGTGTAGGGAGGAACGAACCCCTTCCCGACCTGCTGGCTGACAAAGAGGGCGACCCGCTCGTCATCGACGATCATGTGACTATGTCGCCGGTGTCGTAGGTGATCTCGATACGGACGAGTTCAGCATCGAGAGGAACGATGTAGCCGCTGGTGATCTGGACTTCCGGGGCCATGGCGTATCCCGCGCCGCCGACCGATACCCAGTCCATAGTCGCGGTGATGATGGTTGGCTCGCCCCAGATCGCCTCACCCCATAGGCCAACGCTCCACTGTGAGCCGCCCGTTACTGTCGATGCTGCGGACGGGGCAGGATTTGCCGAATAGGCGTAGTCGTATTGCATATCAAGGTAGGGGAAGACGTTCGTTGGAGACCGGACGAACACGCGGCCAAGCTGGGGGGTCTTTATTGATGCGGGGCTTCTAAGATCCTGAAAGAGCGGGATGTAAAGACCGGTGTACGGAGCCCCCTCGTCTGCGCCCGTGACGTTTGCCTCTACGACGCGCCCATTCTGGGAGCCGAAGAAGAGACGGCCGGAGAACAATTCAAGGCAGTTTCCATCCCATCCGGTATACTCGGCCCAGGCCCCCGTTCTGGCGTTGGAAACGAGCATCGTTGCCGTCTGGCCGGTCACCGTAGGGAGTGCCACCACGACCATCTGGGACTCGGGCCACATTTCGCAGCTCCAGGTCGCTGAAGGGCGGTTCTGAACGAATTCGTTCCATTTGGTTTCAATGGGATACGAAACGGCAGATGGGGAAAGAGCCGCATAATCGCGCTGAATTGCCTGGGATAGCGGCACAAACCCGACATCGGTAGCAATGACAAGGTCACCGCCAGCCCGGATGAAGGCTTTTGGGCCGCGCGGCTTTCCGATCCGATACAGACCAACCTTTGTCCACGATGCGGGGTCTATACCGTCGTAGATCAGAACCTCGCCTTCGGTGCTGAAGAAAGCACAGGTGTCATGAAGGCCGTTGCCGGCATCCAGAGACCATGACGCCCCGAACAGGAGTGACCCGCCGCGGGTGAATTCGCCCCCAAGCGGGAACTTGGTAGCCGCCCCACCGATGGCATCGACAGGCAGGTACCATGCGTTCATGCTGTTCTCTTCAATATAGAAGAGACGGCCCTTGAACGGCCAGACATACGAAAGGGAACTGGTGGCGATACCGGTGATGCCGACGAAAAGCAGGACCGCAACACCATTCACCGTCGCAGACCCGCCGCCACCGGTAATCAGCTCGTTATCCTGAAATCCTGTCCCCGTTATGTTTCCAAGCATGAGGTAACCTGTTGTCCCGTTATCGACCATGGAGGAGATGACGGCCGTAGAGCCCGAGGTACCGCCGGTAATCGTAGCGCCGACCGTAAAATTCGAGGTCTGGGCGTCGAAATTGAGCCGGTTGATGTTCTGAGAGCCGATCGACCACCAGTCCGCGCCGTCAAAGATCTGCTGGTTGTCGGAGGCGTTCACATTGACAAGCCAGACGCCGCCCGTCGTGGAGAACTGCGCCGACGACCAGTTGCCGCTTGTCAGCCCGGTCACGTCGGCCACGGGGCTGACATCGGGATCCACTACGGACGTGATATCGTAAATGGCATTCGACGTAGCGCCGAACAGGGATTCGATGTTTCCGTTCTTGTAGGCCATGAGGGCGGAGACGGGCAGATCGGCGGCACCAAGTGTCGCGTACCTCTCGGAACCGCGGCGCAGGATGTTGCCTGTTGCGGTCGGGAAGAAGTTGCGCAGCATGAACGCGCCCTGGGGAACGTTCTTCGCCGGTTCGGCAAGGTTCTGGTTGGCAACCCACCCACCTGTCGCAGCGGGAAACGTCGCCATGCGCCCGATGCGCGGGCGGTTGCTTGGTGCCATCTTCCTCATGATCAGGAGCCCAACGGACGGGGATACGCATTGCGCGCATCGATGTTGTAACGAGGAGCGCTCGTGATGATTCGGGATCCCTTGTCGAAGCTAGAAGACCGCGCGATGGCCTCTTCATAATTTACGAAATCCTGCGCGTATTCCATGCGCTTTTGCGCCCGCCATCTGTAGATGATGCCAAGCGTCAAAACCTTCTCGTCAAGCAGAAAAGTATCCAGATCGCTGGTGAAGGCGGCCTTGCGCGTCACGCCATCGGCGTCCAGAACCGCGTTTTTGCTGATGTAGAAGTATTGCGCGGTGGTCCCGGCCGAAACCGCCGGCCGAAACTGAACCTGACCGTCAAGGATGATCCAGTATCCGGGGTTGGGAGTGGCCAGCCCGTTCACCAGATCCATCCAGTAGTTCAGGCTTGGCGCATCCATATATCCCCAGGTGTACCAGTTGGCGCGGCTGATGTCGGTGCCGATCGGCATGCGGGAGAAGTCTGATGGGAGATCGAACCCGTAGGTCGTGCCATCCCCCACCATCTGGTGTGTCTTGGTCAGCCGCCGCCAATCAGCGTATTCCATCATATCCGTCACGACTTCGTTGCCGAGGTCGGTTATCTCCATTTCGAACTTGTTGCTGCTCGAAAAGAATGTCGTCGGCTTTCTGCCAAGCAACCGGATAGATGCTGACTGTGCAGCTGAAAGAAACGTCATTATGCGGCCTCGTTCGCCAGTTCTTCAGCCATTTTCACTAGTGTACTGTGCGAAGGGTTACCGCGGGGCTTGGAGCCAGACTTCTCCGCGATGAACTCCTTGAGGAGATCGTCTTCCCAATCCTCGTATTCCGAAATGGCCGGGGGCGATCCGTCGCCGTCATCCGAAACCGGGGCGGAAGGCTGCGGGCGCTGCGAAAGCTCGGCACGAAGGCGTTCCACCTCGGCCTTGTAGAATTCCGTCTCGGCAGCGAGCTTCGTGACATTGGCGGAACCGGCGGCGTTATCCAGATACGCCTGGGCCTGGTTCTTCCATTCACGGCCGCCCTGGCCAAGAGCCTTGAGCGGCTGTCCGTCGAGGGCTGCGAGGGATTCGGCGGTGTGGATGTGCAGCGCCTTCAGTTCCATGCGCTTTGCCTGCGTCAGGAACGGCAGTTCGGAAAGCGGGGTGCCTTCCTGCGTCTGTGCCTTGCCGGCCTTGAAATCGAGGTACTGACGATTGAATTTCTGCGCATAGGTGACCTTTTCGGTCGTGCCGTCTTCGCGCTCGACAAAGCCGGGGGCTTCGGCGTGGGCCGGAAACACCGGCGAATTGAGACGGTCGCCGCTCATGCGAATGCGGCAGACTTCCAGATCGTCGAAGATGGGCCGACCGGCCTCCTTGGACTTGCTGACGTTGACCTGCGGGAAGTTTTCGAACGTCACCACGAGGCGACTTTCTTCTGGCTTTTCCATTGTGAAATCTCCTGTCTGAGAGGGTGGATAGGGGGATTTTGAGTCCCCCTATCGGTTGTCAGGCCGCGGTCTTCTTGAACCAGGCGTACTGATTGATCGGCACGCCGCCGGTGATGGTCGGAGCGGTCCATGCGCCCGCACCTGTGGCCATGGTCATCGCCGGTTCCGTCAGGATGCAGACGGCGGCGGATGCGATGGCGGCGGATGCCTGCGCAAAGATGTACTCGTGACCATCGACCGCGAGCAGTTTCGTACCGAGCTGCGGCGATGGGACAGACTTGCCGCTGTCCCAGTACGGGAGAGCGCCGACGAGGCCAGCGTTGACGTTGATGCTGGAACCGAGGGAGGGAGTGGAAGTGATAGGCATTGGTTGTTTCTCCTATTCGCCGGATCAGGCTGCAGGGTTGGAGTCGTACAGACGCCAGTTGAAGAGTGGGTTGGTCATCGTGAGTTCGCCCATGAAGCCGAGGTACTGGGCCACGGCGTCCTGGTTGATAGGCTTCTGACCATCGCCCTCGAACAGCTTGTCCATGTTGCGTTCCGGGTGGTAGCGCATACGGAAGGTGTCCGAATTCAGCCCGAACGTGGTGTTCGCCGGGATGGAGGCGCCGATGCCGCCGGCCATGACGGCTTCGACCGAACGACCGGCGCCGACATATTCGATGGACTGGAAGCCGAGCGAACCGAGCGAACCCGGCTTGATGATGCGCTGTGCCGCGACGAGAGCCGCGTCATAGGCTGCGTAATGCTCGTTCGACATCAGCAGGATATCGGCAGACTGCCGGCCGCGGGACCGGGCAAGGAAGATCTGCGTCAGGATCGGCCGGATGGTCGTGGAGTTGACCTGGGTGATGCCAGAGAAGGCCGAATGAGCATCGAACGTGGTTGTACGCCACAAGGCGTAGGTCGCACGGTCGATACCACCGTAAACGCCTGTATTCGTGACGATCGGAACCGCCGTCGCCAAGCCGGTGAGCTGCTTCCCGTTGTTCGCCGTGCCGTCCGAATAGAGGCCGGTTTCGATGGTTTCCGTCAGGGCGGTTTCAGCGGAATCCATGTATGCCGTCATGACATCCATGATTTCAGCTTCGCCGCTGTTGTTGAGGATTTCCTCCATGGTGAGGGAAATCGGGACGGCGACCATCTTCGGCGTCCAATAGGCGTCGTTGTAGAGTTCGATCGGCGGATTATCGAGGAAGTCGTACCCGGAGTACCACTGGCCCGAAGGCTTCGCGATCTGGAGGGTCTGACGGATGCGGGGGCCGGAATAGGTATTCCACATCCCCTTGCGCTTCATCAGCGCCAGAAGTGCAATCTGGTTGGATACCAGATCCTGGCGGCCGGGGCCGCGATCCTCAAGTGCCATGGAAAGCACCTGCTGATAATTGATGGATGGATTGATGGGCATGTTCGGGTTTCCTTATGCGCCTGCACGGGCAAACGCCCGTTTCACGGCCTCTTTGTTGGATTCTGGCACAGACTTTTTGGCTGCTGGGCTGATGCCCCCGGTCGGTGCCCCTGACACTGATTTTGACCCTGCTGGGTTTAAAGCCGGTGCCAGGGTATGAGCCTGGGCACTTTCTGCCGGTATGAGCGGCTGGCTGGTCTGCGCTGCGTTTGAGGCAGGCGCTTTCAGGACATCGGCCAGCTTGTAAGCTGCCTCGAGATCCTTGGCAGTCCCCGTTTCGAGCAGGGTCGCGATAACAGGCGACAATTCTTCGAAACGGTCGTGCGTTGCCGCGAATTCCGCGACAAGATCGGGAGCTTTTGCAGCCATTTCCATATGCTGGATCTTGGCTTCTAGCTCCTGAATGCGGGTATGGGCCTGCTGGACGCGCTGATCCGGGTTTTCACCCATGACGTGGGCGGCCACGGCCTGGAAATTGATGCCGAAGTGGTCGGCTACCTTCTTGAAGCCCTCGATCGGGCTGCGGGCGAACGCATTTTCAAGCTCGACGACCTGCTTCAGGCTCTCGTGAACGCCTTCCCGGCCGTTCTTTCGGGCCATCTCGTCGAATTCGCGGACCTTTTCGAACCTCTCGGCATCGCCCTTGTATTTCTGGATACCCTTCTCATTTTCAGCGATGACGCGGTGAACGTCTTCCTTGACCGTGTCGGGAACGTTGGCCCAATCCTTCTTGGAGGGCTCAAGGAACCGTGCAGGCGCTTCGTGATAGGGCTTCCGCCCCTCAGACGTTTGGTCGCCCTCAGTCTTCGGCTGCACGGTCCTTGCGGCATCTTCCGGCACGGGCGCAGGAGATGGCTTGACCTCGGCTTTGGCGACGGGCTTTGCCTCGACCTTGGCCGGCTCAGCTTCCTTCGCCTTGAGTGCCGCTTCTGCCTTGGCTTTCGAAGCTTCGAGCGCGCGCTTGACGGCCTCGGAATTGTTCTTCGGTACCTCCGGCTTTGGTTCCGGCTTGGGCTCGGGAGCCTTGACCTTCACCTCTTCGGGGATCTGGCTGCCCAACTCATGGGGAGAGCTAGGCGCATCGGTGATGACAGCACCCTCGGATACCTCCGGGGCGGCAATAGCAGCTTCTGGCATGATGGTTCCCTTGTCTGAGAAAGGATGGAAGTTAGACGCGCTCGCCCCGGAGATACCGAGCCTTTGCCTTTTCGAGGGAATCCCTCAGAACCTTGCGGTCCGTCTTGGGCTTCTCCCGTGGCCGAAGTCTTGCGGGGTCATTGCCGACCTCGATCGCGCCGGCCTGGCGGGTGATCTTCGAGAACGTCGATTTGCTGGTGTAGAACTTGCCGTCGATCGGGTGTTGCAGCGGCTCTGTCGTGTCGCTGATGAAGTATGGAACCGGGATAGCCGTGGACTGGGCCTGCGGAGCCTGTGGGAGGCATTCGAAAGGCCATGCCTCGACACCGTGCCAGCCGCGGCATGTGCGGCAGAAACGTTCTCTCATTCATTCACCATTTGATGATGGGGCGGTGGGGTCAGGCGACTGTGTAGACGCAGGTAGCGGAGGCAGAGCCCTTGCCGTTCGTGGCAGTGACTATCACTGTGACCTGATCGCCAGCCGTGAGAAGGCCCGACCAGTTATCGGTGCCGCCGATGGTTACCTGATGGCCTACCCATTCCACGCCGTTCAGCAAGATCTGTCGGGTGAAGGTCAAGTTCCCGCCCTCGAACACACCGGTAGCCAGCCGCACAGTCGATACTGTCGCCGCGGTAATCGTGCCGGTCCCGTTCGCGTCGAGAGCGGGGGTGGCAGTGACGACACCTGTTGCCGTTTCGAGCCGCACCCAATAGTTCGCGCCCTGAACGCCGTCATTGCCAAGATACACGGGCGCAGAACGCTCCAAAAGGTCAACGTAGCGGAACCCGGGTCGGTCAAGGCGAATGCGAGTATCCTGAGCGACTGCAGAATGCCGGACCGTGAGCTGCCCCTGATAGTTGTAGGGGCCAGCGCCCCCAAATGGAGGCAGAGGCGGCACGCGAACAACGTGGTCGTAGACTTCCGTCATGTCCGCGAGTTGGTTGGTAATTGCACCCGACCCTCCGAGTGTGCCGAAATTCACCATGTCTGCGGAAAAGCCCCTGACCCCAACAGGAGCGCCACCCGCTCCGTTATCCATGCGGATGCGGCCAACCCACTCGACAAGCCGGCCCGGCGTCGAGCCTGTTATGGCGGTGTTGGCTGACGAAAGCCTCGTGGTGTTGGCGGATGCTGGCGTCCCCGCCACATCATATGCCTGTGTGCCGGCCTCAGTCGTGTTATCGGCCACGACAGCCACACCCGTTCCGTTGGTGAGATTGTTGAGAAGCGTATGGGAATTGGCGACGTTGCCAGTCGCCGGGATGGTTCCGGTTTTGCTCCCGCCGCTTCCGCTCAGTGCTCGGTTGATGTGCATGATGGCGCCCAAGCCCATCGCGACATTTGCCGATGTCTCGTTCAGGATATCATCAACGGTCGCCGCCTCGACCATCGTGTCCAGGAGAGCGATAATAGGGTCCGCGATCTTCTTCGCGCCGGTTTCAGACGGGTGCGTCCCATCGGGAGTATCGACGCCAGCGGTCGGGTCAATCGACGTGTCCCGAGGGGCGACACGGACGCGGCCGCCGGCCGTGCCGTCGCGGGCAAGCTGATGAGCCCAAATATCAGCTCTGTAATTACTCTCGTTTGCGATTGATGTTGATGGGAAGTACTGGCCGATAATGATGTCGCATACGGAGTTGTCGATGATCTCATCAACACAAGCATCCCACCGGGCAAGCCAAGCTGATAGGCCGATAGAGTTCACGTCGTCATTGTGGCCGGTAGGCCCGATGACGATAATAGCGTCCTCGTACCCAGCCACCTGTCGCCATGCGAACTTCGATCGGGTGAGCTGCAGTAGCATCGAGTCGCCGGAATCGTGCAGGTTCCACCCAGCCGTCCCGCGAACGCGGCCGTTCATTCCTTCGATAACGCGCGTCGGGAAGTTGGCGCGGCCGGGTGCTGAACCTGTTGCCCCGATGCCGTCCCCTATGAAGATGATAGGCGAATGCACTGGCCTCAAGGTAGGCGTGGGCCCCCCACCGCCCTCAACTATGAAGGGGGTGCCAAAATCGCTGAGAACGATGGGCGTGCCGTATCCATTCGTGGATACCGTCATGACAGGCGCGTTGTCCGTCACCTGCTTGACCGGGATACCAAAACCATTGGTGGAGATGACGACAGGAATACCGCTCATTCCGCACCCCTTTGGTTAACCTTGGCCTTGGCAGTCTCAGCGGAGATCGCAACGCCTGCCTCCTTGGCTTCGATGTCGGATTGCGTCTTTTCAAGTGTGCTGGCGGTGGATACCTTCGTCTGCTCGATCTTCGTGCGCAGCAGTTCGATGTTCAGGACGCCAAGCTCAAGATCATGGGCATGCTTCTGGGCCGCCTGCTGGCCACTGATCTGAATGGCCTCGATTTCCTTGGCGGTCTTTGCTGCAGCCAATTGCGCCTGATGGTCAGCGAGGGCGCTCTTGATCTCAAGATCAGCCTTCGCCGCCTGCTGTTTGCGTTGCTCGTCAGCCTGTGCCTGTTCCAGCTTGATCTGGCCCTCGGCCTGGCGTGCCTGCGCTTCCTGTTCCGCCTTCTGCTGCTCCATGGCGAGGCGCTGACCTTCCATTTGCTGCTGGGCCTGCAGTGCGTCGGCCTCCGGGTTCGGAGGAGGATTGGCAGCCGCGGCCTTCATGCTCTCGGCAAACTCATCGATCGTGGTGTCAAGCTCACGGCCGGCGCGGAACTGGCTGGCGACATATTTCAGCATGTCCGAGACAAGCGGCGCGGCCTGAGGCATGACCTGAACGAGCGGGAAGGCCTGCCCCATATACCCGCCGACTGCCGTAACGAACTCGGTTGCACGCTGCTTCTGGGCGTTCTCGTCGGGAGCGATCGTGGAATCCGTCTCGATATCGAGGATGAACGGGCGCAAACGCTGTTCTTTCAGCAGCTTCATCACCTGATCGATGGTGACGGTCTCTCCGATCTTCTGAACCTGCTGCTGGATCTGGCCGAGCTGCTCTTGAGCCTGAGCCTGGATCTGCTGCAACATCTGCTGCGCTTCTTCCGGGTTCTCCTTGGCCTTGGCCATCATCTGCGGGTCTTTCTGGGCGTCCGCAATCTGCTTCTTCACACCCGCCGCTATTTGTTTGCCCTGGTCTTCAAGCTCCTTGACCTGTTTCCTGATATCGGCGTCGGTGGGCAAGTCCATCTGGCTCATGTCTTCAAGCGTTTTCTGCGAGAAATTCTCAGCCATGATTTCGGCGGTGATGCGCGTAATGTCGCGAGCGATGCGCACAAGCTCATTCTGCCGGTCGCGAACACGGATGGAACCGTATTGGCTCTTGAGTTCCTGCGCACCAAGCGTTTCGTTCGCATTGGTGGATCCGCGCATGATGTCCGACAGGCCGGTGATCTGGTAAACGTCGTCGATCAGGGTGCGGCGAAGCTCTACAAGTCCTGCAACGGTCGTGGCAATCTGCTCGATCGGGAGCCAGATGATCTGCTCGCCAGTCCCACCGAATGCGGCCCAGTTGGCAATGGGAACCATGATGGAGTTGTCATCGGAGCGCGCCATGGCGGCCTCGATCGCATCCCCAATCTCACCGCCGCCAGGATAGAAGCCCTTCATCTTGAGGCTGTCGCTCAACGACGCTATGCGGGTCGTAAGCTGGTTGATTTCCTCGATCTGGTCTTTGTAATAGACATAATCGGGCACGGGAACGAGTGTACCGGGCTCTACCGTGGCATAGGCCGGCCGTGGGCATGGGAAGAAGTCTTCCAGCTTCAGGTATGGGTCGCAGCGTTCCAGAACGACGTCAACGCCTTCCGTCACCCAGACGACGCAATCCTCTTCCTTATGCCAGATTTCCCAGACGCCACACTTCTTCAGCGGGCTTTGGTCGCCTGACTCCTGCTTATTGTTGACCTTGCGCTCTTCGTACACGGCGGTTTTGTATGCATCGCCGCTATGTGGCTTGAAGCGCTTCTCCATCTGTTCAGGAGTAAGCCAATCACGGCTCCCGACCCACGGAACTTCTTTCCACTTGCGAGCCGGCCCACAAAGCCAGTCACGCCGGTCCTTGTGCTCGATGCACAGCCGATCGCGCTTCTTCTCAGTGTCCTGATACCGCACCCATGCGCAGC